AATTTGCATTTGTATTTAAAGGATCATCAATGATTGAGAAATCAAATGTTTGATTTTCTGTAATTGGGAACTGATATAAAGTAGGTGGAGACTGATTATTAATAATATATTGACCTATAAATTTAACATAATCTAAAGCGAAAATAATTGGATCTTCCTCTCCATCAAATGTTCCAGCATTATCAAATGTAAATGCTATTTCTCTTGACTTAGAATTACCACCAAATCTAATATCATAAGTTAGTGCATCAATAACGGAAGAAATTCCCGCTTTCCATGTTGTTGCATCATAATCTGGGAAAATAGTTGCAACCCCAATATTTTCATAATTAAATTCTACATATGCAATTGCTTCTTCTTTAATAAAATCTTTGTTAGCTTCTAATAAATTACCAGCATCTAAGTATCTATTTCCAGGTGATATAAAACTATCAAATGATGCTAATTGAGATGCCCTCTTAATAGTTTGTACTGGTAGAGTTTTTCCATCATTATCATCACTTCCATTTACAGATGAAACATAATATCTATTTTCATATAAACCACCAGGATTAGTTGTAAATCCTAATGTACCATCCGCCTGAAGACTTAAGGCCTGTCCTTCCTTGCCAAGAGTAGGAGGTAAAACTAAATCATAATCGGTTGCAATACCGGTCCGAGAAACTTTCAATGTTACATTGTTTCTTAAATTATTGAATGTATTGATACCGGCAACTTGAATATCAGTAAATACCCCAACTGCACCTGTAATACTAGTTACTCCAGAAATACTAGAAGTAATTCCATTAATAGTCACAGAATCAGTACCAACAGTTAATACTCCAGTGACTCTAGCAGTACCATCAACAATTAAATCAGTATTTCCAATGGCAACAGAAACATTTCCAATTTGTGCCGAATTAATTTGAATAGTTTGTGCAGTAAAGTTAGTAATTATTCCTACGTCTGCAAATAAAGTACTAATTCCAGCGGTTGAAATAGCGACATTTGTGATTATTCCAGAAGCTGCATATAAATCAGTAACATATGCACTTGAAATTCCTGCTTCTGTGATAATACCAGAATTAATAAATGCTAAATTTGTGAAGGAACTGTTAATTCCTATAGTTGTAGTAATACCCTCTCTAACATATAAAGTATCTACTGCACCTGATGTAATTCCGATATTTGTAATAATTCCAGAATTTGCGTAAAGATCAGTTACGAAAGCAGATCCGATACCAGCTTCCGTAATGATTCCAGAATTTACATATAATAGTGAAGTTACACCGACTATTGTTGCAACTCCAGAATTGACGGAAAGATTATCTACTAGACCTGTTGAAATATTAAACTCAGTCGCAACACCAGAAGAAATATAAGCATTATCAATTCTACCAGAAGAAATTCCCGCAGTAGTGATAATTCCAGAATTTACATAAGAAGAAGTAATATAAGCATTACTATAACTTACAGTAGTACCTATAGCAACATCTAGAAATGCTCTTCCTCTATGACTATTATCGAAAGTAAATGATGAAGTGATACCTGTTAACGATCCGATATAAAATAGTCTTCCGTATGCAAACGTAATGGAAGCTGAAGTTTCGTCACCTGTGGCATTGTTTGATGTTGTTACTTCATTTACTCCGATAGAAACAACGGTAGTTGGTGATGGAAACAGAGGATAAATTACCTCAGATCCTACTTGGATTTCTGTAGTGGTAATTCCAGTTATTACATTAGATCCATTTGAAATATTTCCTACTATGCTATTATATTCCGGTAAAGTGTTTAACGCTGACTTAGTTAAAAATATAGTTCCAGTAGTTATTCCACTTACTGTAGCAATTCCTGATATTAAATCGGAGGTTACTCCATAACCTACTTGAATTGAAGAGGTGTCAATTCCAAGAATTGAAGTGGAAAATGCCGGACCAAAAAATCCATTTTGGATAGATAATAATCCAGTATTAATAGTTCCATCTATGAATACTGTACCTACCCCAATGTTAACAACTGAAGATCCGGAACTAACTGCCCAAACTTTTACAACTTCAGTTACATTTAAGAGTAAATTATCCGTAGGATCTGTTCCGTCTAGATCTAATCCAGAAATACTTATAATATCATTTAGAGAATATCCAGATCCACCATCTACTAGAGTTACAGTACTAATTCCACCATTACTATCTCTAGAAACATCAAATAATGCTCCACTTCCACTACCACCTATAGCTACAAGACTTGTATAGGAAGAATTGGCAGCTCCGGCAACAGTTGTTGCATATCCAATCGTGAAAGTAAGTATATTACCTATAGTAATTCCAGTGCCAACAGTTGCTGTTACCGTATCGCCCCTAAAAATACCTTCAGTACTTATTCCTATTATCTGATTTGGTTTTGCAGAAACTACATCTCCGTCTCTAACAATTGAAGAATATTTGTCTACTGATAAAGAATTTGATGTTACAGCTGCAGAAATCTTTACATTATCCGAAAAAGTAACAATTCCAATATTCGACGCAATTTTATTAGTATATGTTGAATCCGAATAAACATTAGTTAAGTAAGCATTATCGGATATCAGTGTTTCAATTGTTGCCTTACCGGAAATTAAATCACTAAAACTAAAACTAGTAGATATTGATGCGGGTGCAAAATAGAATGTATCTAAGAATGAAATGAATAGTACCGAATCGTTGTTCGTAGAAGTTGCCTCATTATCAACTTCTATCTGACCAACACCAACAGAAATTACAAGAGTTTCTGCGGGAAAAGCAGTGTTCAGAACATCTTCTACTGTCGATCCTACTCTTATACCACTGGTGTCAATTCCAGAAATTATAGCAGATCCTGTTGTTGTAGTAACATTGTCTAGAACAATAATTCCACTATATGTATTTTGTGCCGATGGAGATATTATCACATCACCAGCTTGAGTTCCAAATCCTACAATGGTAGCACCTATACCCAAATTAAGACCGGTTCCAGTAATTCCTAGACCAACTGTAAGTCCTGATGTAGTTACACCAACAATTTTATTTGTATTGGTGCCGACATAATATCCATTTCTTGAAGTAATTAATCCGGTACTGAAAGATCTAGATACCTCAATTGTTGTTGGTGAAATATTAGTTATTAAGGCCGAATATGATGACCCTAGTGAAACATTAAATCCATTTATAGATACTGGTCCACCAATTTTGAGTTCAGATGTGGATATTCCAGAAATAATATTCGTAGAAAATCCACTAATATTTCCACTTCTTGTTATTGCAGGTCTACTAGAAATATTTAAAGATCCAGTAGTTAAAATTCCAGATCCAGTAATAGAAACATCTCCTACAACAGTTAATTGGGATGTTGCATTTGTTGTTCCGATTCCTACGGCTCTTTTATTTGTTATTTCTTGATCCGCAGTAGTACCTACTAGTGGGTGGCCACCAACTGTTGATCCATCATGAACTACAGCTACATCAAGTGTAGTGTCAATTGTTAATTCGCCTACCGCTCCAGTGAATATTAGATGTTCAGCTGTGGTCCCTCTTCTGAGCTGTACCTGCTTTGTCATAGTACGACCTGGTTCAAACTACTACTTTCTCTGATATATTTATCAGATCATGAATTAGATAATAACAACATAAGTTCTTGGGATTTGATACTGATTAATCGTAGAAATTCCAGAGGTTGACTCAATGTAAATTGATCCAATTCCAATATAAGTAGACCTAGAGAATGATTCAAATCCAGAAGAGAATTCAAATAAAGTACCAGAAGCATCAAGATAAATTTTAGTAATAGAGTTATCGGACTCGCCAATAATACTAATAGATCCAGAAGCAATTGCAGATGGAACAAACCTTATATCGGGATGTACTAATTCTCCACTTAGAGAAATACTTCCAAGTCCATTTTGTGCAAATACACTAATATTTCTAGTTTCCGAATTTCCATTAAAATTAAATAATCCAATTCCCGCAACTGAATATTCAGATTCAACTTTTGTTGTCGATGACCCACCAATTTCAAATAATATTGTAGAATCTGGAATCTGTTTTGTATATGAATACTCCGGAACACCAGAAATACCGAACAGAGCTCCAGAACCAACATAAGAATCGGATTCTTTTTCGGTAGATGATGATATTGATAGTATTGTTCCAATACCAATTTCCGAATAACTGGATTTTAGATCTTGATAAGTTCCATATAAAGAATAAGATCCTAGAGTGATATATTCATCGACTCCCAGAGTTCTGGTTAGTCCATTGCCATTCAGTTCAAATAGAATTGTATTTTCGGGTGGATTTGCAACAAATGATACATTAGCGGAAGTTTGTTCATCGCAAGTGATATCTACACTATCACAAGTGTCATAGTCGTTGTCTACATTCTCTTGAACGAATCTAATTAAACCACTACCGGAATAATTTGGAACATAGTGAACTGGATCAGCAAATCCACTAACCGTTAGTGTTCCAGACCCTACAAAACTATTGGTCTTTCTCTCAACAATAGTTCCAGAAATAATATAAAGAACTTCAATTTCTGGAGTTTGTGCGGAATATACCTCTAAACTAGTTCCAAAAATACTAAAGAGTTGAGTATTCTCTGGAGTTTGTGCTGATAAAGCCTCTAGAGCAGTTCCAGAGACATTTAGAGTACCTAAACCTTCATATTCATAAGTCTTTCTTGTTGTAAATTGTCCGGAAAGTATAAATGTTCCAGAACCAGAATATGAATTGGTTATTCTTTCTGTTATTGGTTTTGTTTGTTGAGAAATGGTGATTAATCCACCAGTTTCATATCCTTGATATACTGCAATTTCCCTTGTAGATGCAATACCAAAGAATGTTGCAATACCGGAACCAATGTATGTTGTTCTTGTAAATGATTCTAATCCTAATCCAGAAAGATTAAATTGACCTCTAGCCTTATATGGAAGTAGTGCTCTGGTGACGGTTAATCCAGAATCATCATTAATTCTAATTGTTCCAATTCCAGGATTATCTGGTAATCCACCACCAAGTCCAGGATAAACGTTAGAATAATTTCTAGAACTTATTGTAGTAAAGATTGTACCAAATCCAACATAATCATAAGAAACTCGTTCTACAAGAGAACTGGAGAATCCTCCATATGCACCAATACCTCTGTAGAAACCAACCTTTCCTTCTAAACTATCACCAGAGATTGTTAAAGTGCCGACACCAACATAAGAATCAACGTCTTTTTCAATGAGTTGGCCAGAAACAAATATAGTGCCAACACCAACATAAGAATCAACTTCTTTTTCAATGAGTTGATCTGAAAGGAATATGGTTCCAACACCAACATAGGAATCTACATCTTTTTCGATTCCTGTTCCAAAAATACTAAAGAGTTGAGTATTCTCTGGAGTTTGTGCTGATAAAGCCTCTAGAGCAGTTCCAGAGACATTTAGAGTACCAACACCAACATAGGAATCTACGTCTTTTTCAATGAGTTGATCAGAAATGAATATAGTTCCCAATCCATCATAAGATTCGGTATTCTTCTCTACTAAAGTTCCAGAAAGTGTATATTGAGCAAAGTCTTCTGGAGGATTAAATCGAACTCTTTCAGTAGCTACGCCCGAAATACTAAAGAGTTGAGTATTCTCTGGAGTTTGTGCTGATAAAGCCTCTAGAGCAGTTCCAGAGACATTTAGAGTACCAACACCAACATAGGAATCAACGTCTTTTTCAATGAGTGACTGGGATAAAGTTATAGTTCCTGATGTAATATAATCTTTACCGTAAACTTGTATTTCTCTATCTGAAGAGAATCCAGAAATTACAATATTTGTTTCAATTCCAATATAAGTGAATTCTTTTTCTACTGATGTTAATCCAGGACCAAGAATATAGATTGATCCAAATGGATATAGTGTTTCTGGAATTAAACCTGAAGAATCAACTACAACACCATAATCATTTTTACCAGAGGCAGGAGATAGATCTCCATAGTCTTCAGAGAATTGATTTGGTAGAGAAGAAATAAATCCATAATCGAGATTTGTGAATTCGACAATAGAGGTTTCATCGTAAATATAAGTTCTACTTTCGAATTTGGATCCAAATCCAAATAATGTACCTAAACCTATATAAGAATCTGTTTCAGATTCTATAAGGTTTCCGGAAATTGTTATTAATCCAGAAGCAGTTATTTTTGGTGTGAAGTCGATATTTGGTGGCAACAATTCACCAGATATCGTTATCAAACCACTACTAATATCTGGTGGTTGTGGATATAAATGATCTCCTGGATTTATTCCATATACTTGAATTTCTCTGTCCGAAGAAGATCCAGAAATGGAATATAGAGGAACATCGCCTGTATAAAGTCCCTTTGAAAAACTTTCAAGACTTATTCCAGAAACACTAAAGAGTTGTGTATCTTCCGGTGTTTGTGCAGAATAAGCTTCTGCTGCAGAACCCAATATATTAAATAATCCAGATCCATCTGGTGATGGCGTATAATCAATATTTGGATGTATTAATTCTCCGGATAAGGTTATCGTTCCTGAGGTAACATAATCTTTACCGTAAACTTGTATTTCTCTATCCGAAGAGAATCCAGATACCGTTAAATTACCAAAAGGAATAAGTATTTCATTAACGCCACCTATAGATGGCTCAGTAGTTGATCCCCAATCAACAGAACTTCCACTGGTATCAGTCGTACCCCAGTCTTCAAGAGCGGCAGTAGGTGTAGATGCAACTGATCCCCAATCAGTTATATCTGCAACGATCGATTCTTCATTGTATATGAAAGTTCTACTTTCAAATGTGGATCCAAGTCCAAATAAAGATCCCGAACCTATATAAGTCTTTCTTGCATAAGATTCATTTCCACTACCAAATAAAGTTAAACTTCCAGATCCATCCGGTGATGGGGTATAATCAATATTTGGATGTATTAATTCTCCGGATAATGTTAATTGACCAGTTCCATTGAATATTCTTTGTTTTGACTGACCTACAACTCCAGAAATATTGTATAAAACTACATCCTCTGGTGGATTTGCGGCAAATGATACCAAAGCTTCGGAATCAATGGTGGTAATTTCACCAAAAGCTGCAGATTCCGAAGGAGCAAAAGTTAATTGAGGCGAACTGAATAATACTTCATTGGGTTCGGTATACGTTCCAATTCGTAATGTACCAGAAGATACATAAGGTCTTAGAGTTCTTTCTAGACCATTTCCAATTTCAAATAATGTACCATTACCAACCCAAGTAAAGGTTATATTGGTTTCGACAGTTTGTGAAATCTCAAATAAAATACCAGAAGAAATATATTGATATACTACAGAACTTTGAGAAGAAGAAATTTGATTTAAATTTCCAAATGGCGATAAAGTCTCTCCAACACTTATTTGATACCAATCATTTTCATTAGTATTTGGATTATTTGTTGGAGATGTAGTAATTGATCCAATATCTTCGGATGATGTATAGGCAGCAGAAATTAGTCCATAGTCCTCAGAGGAATATGTATTAACAATATTCTCCGTGTTTTCGTAACCATAGACATAAGTTACTGCCATAGACTTACCAAACAGAATGTTAAATCAAAAAATAAGGAGGATCGCCATAAAAAAGCAATCCTCCACCATCAAAATATGATATTATTTTTTATAACTTAAATCAATCAAGAGCTACGTTTAGAGTAATCTTAATTTGGTCTCCATTATTTTGAATTGTATAAGGACCATTTGTAAATCTCTCAGCATACATAATCGAACTATAAAGAGTTGCTGTACTTAAACCAGCATCTCCATTAGGAACGGGAGTTAATGCAGGAGTTGTGTAAAACTCATCAGCGTTAGGAACGTTGAATACAGTGTATGTTCCCGAAGTTAAAGTAGTATTTCCTGTACCAGCCGCAATGTAAAGAATATCACCAGCAACAAGTTGGTGGCCAGTAACAACAACTTTACCGTAACTAAAGGACACAGTTGGGTCAGTAGCAACCTGAATGTTATCGATAAGTGCTTTATCCAGATAAACAACTTTTAAAGCTCTATCAATACCAATTACCTTAGTATCGGTTTGGATACCGGCATTTCCACCAACAACCATACCAAGAGTAATATCATCAACACTTTGATCTGGATCAACAGTGATGTAGAAGTTTCCAATAACTCCAATAACTGGATCTGTATTGTCACCTTTAGTTACTGTGGTTCCTACGCCTACAGATGCATAGTGTTCAACACCCTGAACCGAAACTGGCATGTTATTGGCACGAGTTACATAATAACCATAAACATCGCCAGCATCACCAGTAAAGGTAAATGTTTGTTCTGGATATGTAGCAGTAGTACCGGATCCAACTTGGTTAATTTGCCAACGAGAACCATTTAGGAGGATACCAGTTTGTGATGTATATGCTTGATCAGTTCTATTGTTTACGCAATATGGATAACCTGTATAAGGCGCATATCCATATGCATTGGTATTTCCAATACCATATGGCTCAAAATATGAAGAAATTCCAGGAACATCAGCCTCTCCTGGAGTTGTATTACTTGTGAATAGTTTTAAAACTAAGTTTCTGGGAGACTGGTCAGCAAGACTTGCGGTGTGGTTGTTTTGTGCAACCAAGTATCTGAGTGACTCAAGTTCTCCAATATTTGGAACTAATAGTGCCATTTAAACAACTCCCCTACAGGTTATGATTTTTAATAACTATCTTTATTTATAATTTTAATTTTAAAGAGATTAGAAATCTATTGATATTATTTACCGCAATGACATCAAACGTTAAAATATCTCCAGCCACTATTGTTTTAGTCCACCCAATTAAATTATCATCACGAACTTTCCTATCATTTGTAATTTGAGGATAAACTCCGCCAACTATGGATGTAAAAGTGGGAAAAGTTGAATAATTTGATTTTTTGATATCTAAAGTCAAATCTCCCTGTTGATCTGATAAAATAACAACAGATTCCAAAACTCCACTAACATCTACAGTTAAAGATCCTTTATTGCCCGATAACATCGAAAAAGATCCACTATCTATTACATAATTAATGGTTCTAGTTAAATCCGCTGTAGTAGCTAAAGCTACAACTGTACAATCTTGTCCATTTGTTGGTGGAGTTGTAAATATTATATTATCGGTAGATAATGTGTAATCTTTACCAGGTTGAAGTATTGAACCCCCCAACATTACCAAAAGTTGTTGATCATTTACTGGAACATAAGAATTGGAATTTTCACTTAAAGAAAATACCGTATCCGTACCATTAAATTGTGAACTTAAATCATCAAGAATAATATTTCCATATTGAATAGATTTGGTAGGAATTTCATAATCTACGCCAATTCTATATGGACCAGGTTCATTAAGACTTACTAGATAATCTGTCATTAGGATACTCCTGGTGTTACTAAAACATTTCCTTGAACTGCTCTAGTTCTATAAGAATTGGGTGAAATCAAAATAACATCATAGACATAACGACCACCTTCAATTGCGTCAGTTGCGGTATATCCCATTGATACTGCAATTTTCCCATTTAATCTGTCAACAAAAGAAAGAGTTAAAGGATATGCAGTAGAAGATGTTGGGTGTTTCCTAATTGAAGAAATTCCCGTATAACCAGTCAAGTTTAATGGTGCATTATTAGTGTTCCTGATTGTAAAGGTGGCTTGAAAGTCAACCCCTTGTTCAAGAACTAAGTTTACATTCCTTGCCGCCATTATTAGAACCT